GGACGACGCCAGGACGAGCTTGTAGGTCTGCCCGACCGTGCCCCAAATCGCCGCGGGCACGCGGCCATTCGTGTCCAGGATGATCGGGTTGGAATGCGCCGTCGAGCCGGACGACTCTTGGTAAGTCGTCTGCTTCGTGGAGCTTCCGGCGGCATACGTAAATAATTGCGCGCCCGCATACGGGACTCCATCCCCATCCAGATACTGGGGAAGGTCGTTAAAAAGGAGTTTGACGGACATCGCCCACCCCTTTCACGGTGTTCCAGTTGAAGCGATGGCGCCCCTTCCGGATCATGTCGTGCATGTTGTCCTCATGGGGTCCCGAGGAATAGGTGCTCTGGGTTGACGCACAGACGCTCGTCGCAGCGGTGCAATACGTGCATCCCCTCCGGGATTTGCCCTCGGTAGATCCTCCACGCTGTTCTGTATGCAGCCTCCGGAAAGCGGCGGCCGTTTTGCTCGACGTTGAATTGACCGCAGGCGAATCGCTCGCCCTTGCCGCACGTAGAAATGCCGCCCGTCCAGATCCAGCATCCGGACCACGGCACTGGCTGAAAATATTGGGATTTATATCGTTGACTCCCTTAGATGCCCTCTTTGTCGGTCGGGACCAAATCGACGAAGAAAAACTGCCCCGGAAGTACCTTGCCGAACGCGTCCGGGTTATTGACGGTGAACGACAATTGCCCGCATGGCGTCCATTTCGACCACTGCGCGTTGGCCGAGCCTTCCTTGCCGTACACGGCGCTGGCGGTGATCTCCTCGGCGCTGATATTGCCGTCGTTGTCGGCGACTTTCTTGACGGATTGAATCGACATCTTCAGGCGTAGCGTTGGGCTCATTTCACTTCTCCTTTTCCCTTGCGGGAGTTAAGTATGTAATTCCCAAAATATTGCTCGAACCTCTCCTGCAGGGGGAGTCGATCCGCGCTCCTGCTAAGGCGGCGAACCTCTTTCTTCAGCGCGTTAATGCAAGCGCGGCACCCTTGGCTGAACGGGCGAGCGCCAGCGCCTCGCCCATATATCGGCTGGAATGCGCTGATCGGCTTTTCTTGCCCGCATTTGATGCAGGTCTTCATCCATCTCTCCTACGCTTCGCCATCCCGGCGATGCTTGCTGCGTCGTTATTCTTGGACTACGCTTCTAGCCTTGTCTCATCTCGAGCACTTCACGCTCTTTGCCATCGTCGCCCCGTTAGGCTGGGCGGCCATCTTCATCATTGCGCGCCTGCTTGGGCTGCTACTGCGCCGGCTGCTGGCAGGAATTTCTCGGCCGCATAAACCGGCAACCGCTTACCCGCACCTTCCTTCGCCGCACTAGCAAGCAAGGCTTCAGCAACCTGCTTCCGAGCTTCCGCGCTCTTTACCCAGTCCATGCCGATCTTCGCGGTGCCGATGATCGGAGATGCAATCTGGCCGAGAAGCGGCGTGTTTCCGATTTTCAGGAATAGGTTAGCCAGCGCCGCCGCCGTCTTCGAGTGATTTACATCGGAAAACGGCACTTCCTCAGTGAGCAACTTGGACGCCTTCTGTAGCGTGCGCAGGGCTGTTACCTCGTCGGGCGTGAATAGCTGATGCAGTTTTTCAGGCGCGATGGAGTCCAGTGCCTTGCCGAATTTCACGCCGGAAAACGCCCTGCCGGCAACATCATCCGTAGCGGTAGCGCCGGTCGCCTTGAGAAGCAGGTTATCCAGCACATGCCCCTTGATGTCCTTGATGGCCTGCTCGCCAGCGGGCGATTTCTTGAGCTCGCCGAGCGTCCCGCGAAGATCCCGCACGTCGGCGTCCACGATGAACCTCTTCACGAACCGATCGGGCGCCACGTCTTCGATGGCTGCGGTGATGCCCTTGGCCGCCCGTTGCTCCGCGAAGCGCTTCGCTGCAGCTTGGCGGGCCTCCAGGAGCCCCTTGGCCCCGTTACCCTCCACATCTAGCAAGGACTCGTCCAGCGCGTTCTTGAGCACTTGGAGGGCCTTGGCGCCGGGCGTTCCCTTTCCAGGGTTGTTGTTGTTGATGAGGCGCGAGAGCTTGTCGGCCTCCTTCACGCTGAAGAGTTTCGATCCCTCCTTGAAACTCGCCTCGAGCGGCCCGCCGTGCATGCCCCCACCGGACACGAAGCCGAGTTCCTTCAGTCGGTTGACGACCGGAGAGGGCAGGTTCTCGAATCCGAAGTCGTCCACGATCCGGCCGACCGCATCGGCAATCTTGGTCGGGGGCACGGAAGCCGTTTCGTTGCCAGTCGCCCGGAAGGCTTCATAGAGGTTCGTCACGGCCTGTTTCTTCGCAGCGTCGGATGCTTGCAAAGCACCGATGGCGGATTCTCCAGCCTCCACAGCCGTTGAAGCCTTGCCGCCAGACTGTCCACGGAGTTTCCCGAGGTAGTCGACCATGGCCTGCGCGTCGGACTGCTCACGAGCCACGATGTCGTCGCCCACGCCGACGATGCCGCGCAAGTTCTTCTGCGCCTGCCAGTCCCGCGGCGCGCGGGTGATGGCGGCCTTGGACCCCTTGGCGCCGACCGACTCGATGACCGCCTTGTTCGCGAGCATGGCGTCGTCCAGCGTCCCGCCGGTCTCCAGCGCCTTCTTGGCATCGGAAAGGAGGGAATCCTTAGCCGCCTGCGAGAGCTTGTTCCAGTCGATCCCCTGCTGCTCGAGCTTCAGGGTCAATTCGCCCTCAAGGCGCTGCACAGGCGCTGCCTGCGGGCCGCGGATGACGTCGGCGATCTTGCCCACCACCGGAGCCGCCACGCGCTTCACGCCCTCCACAACGGCCGGCGCAGCGCCGCCGACCAGCGTCCCGATGCCGATCTGCTCCGCCTTGGATTGGCCCTCCGGCGTGAATAAAGCCGCGCTTGCCGCCCCACCTTGCGCCGCACCGGATGCCATGCGTACCGGCAGGCTGGCCGCCGTGGCTCCAGGAACGAGGGCGGCGATGGGCGCCGTGGCGGCCACGTTGCCGGCAAGGCGCATCCAGTCGATACCGGCATCGGGGCCGCGGTTCTTTTCGTAGAGCGCCAGTTCCTCCGACTTGTCGCGCGTGTACTCGTCCGCGGTGCCCGCTTTCGGCCGGAAGGGGGCGTCCTTCGGGCTGATGATCTCGTCGATGTACAGGGCGCCCTGCTTCACGCCCTGCGTGATGTCAGCGAAGCCTCGGCCAAGGCGCTCCAGCTTCGTCGGCGCCGCGTCCTTTTTGATCTGCTCCTCGAATTTGGCGGTGTCGGCCGCCGCGCTTGTCTTGGCCTGCAATGCGGCGCGCACGCGGGGCAGGATGTCGTTCTCGATGGAGAACTTGATCTGATCCGGCGTGAAATCGGGCGGGAAGTTCACCTTCCCGACTCCGTTGATGTTGACGACGATCGGCTCTGGCATCAGAACCCGTAATTGAAGGAGCCGTCGGGGTTCTTCGTCAGCACGCCGCCAAGGCCGTCACGGCGCGCAGTGGACTGCCCGCCGGCATACGGGCCGGTCGCGCCGACCTTCGCGCGCCTGGCGATGTCGTCCATGACCTGCTTGAACTCGGCCGCCGCCTTGCGGAATTCGCCCTCGGATTGCGAGGTACTCATGCGCGTAATCGCCGCCGTCGCCTTCTCGCCTTCCTTCTCTGTGATCTGGCCGCCGCCTCGGAGCGATTGGAACGCCTGCATGAAGGCGCCGCCCTTGATCTCGTCCAGCCGCGCCTGCGCATCCGCAGCGGCGGTGCCGGGGATGAAGCGGAAGCCGGGCTTGTAAGTCGCTCCGACAAGATCCGAGAAACCTGGGCTCTTCAGGAGATCGTCGATAAGGCGCTTGCCGCGCTCGGCCGCGTCTACCGCTTGCGGCAGCGCTCTCTGCGCCTCCACTGTGTTCTTCGCGCCTTCGCGCGCGGCGGTGATGCGCCCCTGCAGCTCGACGTCGCGCTCGCGGGCGTCGGTCATATTCTGGCCGCGCTGCGCCGTGGCCTGCGTCATGTTCTGGCCGCGCCGAGTCGTCTCGTTGCTCGCAACGCTATCCGGCGTCTGGGTCTTGGTGAACTGCATTCCCTTGATTCCGGGATTGGTGATCGGGTTGACGTCCACCATCTCGATCCTGCCGCCGATGTCGACTTTCTCGAAGCGCGGCACGAGTTGCTTGCCGAGCTCGTCCGCCTTGAGTAGCAGGTCGCGCTTTGACTCCGGCGAAAACTGCTCCGGCACCGTGCCAGCAAACTGTGGCATTTCCTTCACGAGGCTCGTGCGCCATGCGGTATAGGCACCCTGGTCGTTCACCGGGCCGAGTGCGTTGCGGAAGATGTCGATGGTGTCCCTCAAACCCGCGATTCGATTTTTATCAATCTCGCTCTGCGTTTTCTTGTTCTCGAGCAGCGTCTTTTGGTAGGTCAGGCCCGTCTTGGGCGAGGCAGCGAACACCTCCGCCTCGGTCGGTGTCTTGCCGCTGGAGAATAGATCGCTAATACGCTGATTCTCGGCGTCCGCATCCATGAGCTGCTTACGCTGCAGACCTGCAAGCTGGCTCTGATCCATGAGCTGCTGAAGTTGCAGCACGCCGCCATATGCCTCGATGGGAGAGGTGATTTTCGGCTGCTGAATCAGGCTGTAGATCGACGGATCTGCGCCGCTCATAGAAGAAATCCTTGCGCCTGTATAAAGTCCACTGGATGCCGGTCCTTCTTGTCGCGCGCTTTTTCTTCTCCGCACTTGGTGCATTTCTTTAGCATCAAAGCGTCAGCGACCATTGTTACCTCAACCCGTAGTTATCCGGCATATTACGGAACGGGTCTCTGGCATCCAGTATCCGATCTAAATACGAAGACTGGATGTAGTTGTTGCCGATGTTGTTGAAAGCATTGCCCCACGCATTCGCGCCAGCAATACCCGCGGCACCTCGAGCGTTCGCTCCCGCCGTCATAAGATTGCCGATGTTTGTTGCCGACGCCTGCCCGGCAGCATTGAGCGTATTCGCGGCCGTCTGCCCCCCACCGGACGCGCCCGACAGCATATTGAAGGTCGTGGTGCGGTTCGTCAGGTCGCGATTGAAAGCATCCTGATACCTCGTGCCGGCGTAGTCCTGCCCGTAGCGCAGGAGCTCCTTGACGGTCGCCGGGCTCATGTACATGCCGCGAGCTCGAGCCGCGTTCTCGATCGCCTTGTTGCCTTGGGTCAGGCCGAACTGATAGCCCGGCTCGTTGACGAGATCGCCTGGGCTGAAAGGACGTGTAAGGGCGCCGCTCGAGATCAGGTCACGAAGCCTGATCGTCGCGTCCTGCCCGGTCTGCAGGAATGGAAGCTGATCCGCCCGGGTAAGGTTGAACTGACGCGCCTGCTCTGCGGTCGCGTTGTTCGTCGCCTGGGTTTGCATCTGCGCGGCGTTTTCAGCCGCGTTTGCCTGCATGAAGCCGCCGACTACGTTTGCGCCAGCCGTAGCGGCGAGTACCGTCTCAATGCCCATCCGATGTCACCTCGTACCACGTCACGCCGTCTGCCTCGGAGACGGGCTTGAAACCCAATCCGGCTACGAACTTGTGCCCGATTTCGTTACCTTTCGCCACGCTAGTCATAGCGCTACCGTGCTGCTCCATCACCCTGACGAGGGTGTCGCGCAGTACGCCCCTTGTCAGCCAACGCTTGAATCCCTTCGGCTGAATGCAGGCGTGGATCTGATTCCCGCCTATCAGCACGGCCCCCACGATCTCGCCAGACACGCGCACCGGCCGCACGTCCCATGAGCCGAAGGCCGCCATAAAATCGGCCCTAGACATCCTCATGCGGTCCCTAGCGCTGTCGTAAGCCGCCTCTAGCGCCGCTGTTCGATCGCTCACGCTGCGGTCCCGTCCGCCTTCACCCATCCCGTGCCCGCCGCGTTGACCCAGATCGGCATTCCGAGGGTCGTATCGAAATACGGCCGCCCAGGGAATAGACCTTCGGTCGGCCGGTTCGCCGTCGTTCCTGACTGGCCCACCGCAAAGGCGATGCGGAATACCTGCCCGAACCATGCCGCCCACGGGCGAGAGACGAAAGCCCCGTCATCCAGTGCGGCGCGGATCGGGGGCGTGTTGATGAGGTCTTGTTGTGCCATCAGTCTTGCGGGTTGATGGAAGCTGAAACGAAGACCTTCTTGACCGGCTCTGTCATGCGGATCTTGAAGACCCACGAATCAGACGTACCCAGCCGGCGCCACTCCACGCGCGTGCGGTACTTACCCAGTTTTCCAGCGGAAGCCCACATCTCGCTGCCGAACGTCCGGCCGCCATCTCGAGACACGCTCAACATGACCTGCGGAATGGACCCCTGCCCGCTGGGGAGACCGACGCCCGTTTCCATATCCAAGCGCAGCTTGTCCACCGGGAACCTTTCCCCGTCGGGGGACCGGATGGTTTCGGAGATCAGTTCAACCTGAATGTCGGCACCGTTTTCCGTGTAGGTGTTTGTATTGAGGCGGTAGAGCTTCCCGCTGCTTTCGTCGGATACCACCGTGCGCGCGAGGTACTGAATGCCGATTTCATTGCGCTGGCGGCCCATGCCGTAGGACTTGACCGACATCCAGCGATTGGACAGAGCATCGAAAAGCCAAGACGCATCGGCGGTCGGGAAGTTGAGTTGATAGAACGGATGGCCGCCGACCTTGTAGCCAAAGCCGGTCGCATCCGAGACGGCGGAATAGCCGTTGATGATTGCGTCGAGGTCCGGCGTCGAAATGACCTGCGGCACGTAGCCATTCAGCCGCACGACGGATACTTGGCCGTCGCCGTTCTTGCCGAGGTAGATCAGCGAGTCGTTCGACTTCGCGGCCGACCACGTTGCGGCGCAGCCCCACTCCGCTGTCGACGACTTGAGCGGCGCGAAGGGGAAATCGGTCGCCCCGGTGTCGGTCCAGAACTCTGTCGTCTGCGCCCCGAGGATGACGATCTCGCCATGGTCCGCGATGATCCGGGAAATGCCATCCGGCGAGCTTTCCGCTATGCCGCGGTCGGCCGCATCCCAGTTCACGCCGTCGGGCGAAATGGCGAACTGCGTGCCATCCTCCACCAAGAACCATTGATCCTGCCAAGTGCAGGTCTTGGCGCCGTTCAGGAAATCGCCATCGGAGACCTGCGCAAAGGAGTTCGTCGAGATGGTGTAGGTGTACCCGTTCGTGCCATCAACGATGAGGATCACATCCCCGTTGTGCGTCATGCCAACGCGGCCGGTCGACGTGTTCAGCGTCCCTACGCTCGTCCGTGTGCCGGTGTTGTCGACCTTGTACAGCACCGCCCGGTGGACGCCGTAGAAGAAGTCTGTCGTCTCCACCTGGAGCAGCCCGCGCCAAGCGGTATCTCCAGCATCCGAGAAGAGATCCAATCCGGGGATGCTGTAGGCGACCGTTTCGGACTTCTCGCCCGCCGGCCGGTTCTCGATGTACACGTTCTGCAGGCGCGCGCTTGCGACCGCCTTCGAGCGCGACTGGATGCCGAGCCCGAATAGATTCACGCGCATGCTAGCCGCCCGTCAGGATGTTGCTACGGTGGCCGACGAGATCAGTCTGCGCGATGAGGTCGGGGAAGTTGACGGCCTTGATGTTCGCCTTGAGCAGCCGCGCCTCGTCTTTGATGTCGTTGGCCGCTCTCTTCGCCGCCGCGCCAAACTCAGGCGCCATCCAGATCGCCAGGTTGTATTCGACAGCCGCTCTATACCCGGGCGGCAGCGCAACCTGAGTAGAGAGGGCCGCGAACTGCTGCAGCGTGCTCCAGGTGTTGAGGTACAGCGTCAGCGTTTCCGACGGCACGGGATAGACATACAGCGTCATCAGCGGATGGCCGCCGTCGTAGAATAGGTACTCGGGGAATGAGCCGGTCGACGACTTGTAAACGATCCTGTCGTAATCCTGCCGCGGGTAAACCTCGAGCTGATAGTCGATGCCACCGGACGAACGGAAGAAGTTGCCGTCCTTCTCGATCTTCGCCGGCCGCGATGCGTTAAAGTCCCCGCCACTGCCGATGGTCTTGCTCGACGCTCCGGCCGCCCAGGAATAGTTCGCCTGCTGGATTTGGTAGACCATCAGGCGCTCGATCCCCCAAGCGTCCAGCATGGAGTTGAGCGCGTAGAGGCCGTCCGCCGACTCCTGCGCCGTAGGATTCGCGTCCGGCGGCAATACCTGCAGCAGCCGCATTGAGCGCGAGATGACCTGTAGGGCGGTAATCGCCATTGATTACGGCTTCTGGCGAAGTGCGAATACCAACTCGAAGGCGATATTTCCAACGGACGCCACGGCGCCTTGCACGACACGCAGACCGGACGCAGGCGTCACGATGAGCGGGCGCTTATGGAAGCGCGCCCACATCTCGTTAAGCGTGCCCATGTAGGCCGCCGAGCTCGTTTCCTCGGTGAAGACCGAGAGGAAGGACAGCACCGCACCAGCCGTCGCCCCGTCTGTCGGCGTCAAACGCGCAGTGATGCCCGGCGGCAAAGCGCCGCCGAC